AAGACTACAGGTTATTTCTTGTATTGCTGGATAGCTTAAATCGAGATGTATATTTTTAGATATACCCCAATATGCTAAATCTAAACAAACAGGAATATCATTTATAGCGCATAAATTTAAGATATCATTAAACTCTGGATGCATACATCCATAGTCGCTAAAAGGAATACTAATTAATAGTGCATGTAACCCTTTACCTTGTATTTTATTTACAAGGTCATCATAATTATTAGCATACGTAAAGTTAATATGTTTACCTAAACATGCATGATATTGAAAGTCTCCCGTTAAACAGATAATTTGTTTGTCCGATGCATGTTTTAAAATAAAATGATCAAATGTCTGACTAGTACCTTGTGTATAATCAGCAAACTCAAATTCATCTAAACCTTTTATGGTTTTTGTATTAGAATATTCAAGCCAATTTCTCCATACATTTTCGTACTCGTCCAACCCTATATCTCTATAAATATGGGAGACGTGATGTTGTTGTAGTTCGGTATGTTTTATCGGGCGGGCGCCCCTAACAGCTTTACTCATAGTCATATTTATTGCTTTAAAAACCCTGCATATTTTTATTTAGAATACTTCTGATAAATAGTATTATGCCAAGACTATCACTGTGGAATCCAGTTAAAACTAATGATTTTAAGTTCATAGACAGAATTGTCGGTGAACATCTTCACGCTGGTGGTACCGGTGTGCATATTCACAAATACTTAGGAGTTAACGAAACTCCTGAAACTGGAGATCCTACTCGTCCTAGCAGTGCCGGAAATGACACCGAAGTGTTTATTCAAGACTTGCTGTTCTTAGAAAATAGAGATCGCAAATATGATAAAACCATTTACGAATTACGTGGACAATATAACATCCTAGATAATGACGGTTTTGATCTAACTCAATTTGGTGCATTTTTAGCCAATGATACTGTGTTTTTAACATTTCACATCGAAAGTATGATTGAATCGTTAGGACGTAAACTAATGCCAGGCGATGTGCTAGAGCTACCTCACTTAAGAGATGATATTTTATTAGGCGCCGAAGGTGCTATTAACAGATTTTATGTAGTTCAAGAAGGTGCTAGACCAGCTGAAGGATATGATCCTCGTTGGTGGCCGCACTTATGGCGTGTCAAATGTGGGCCTATCAGTGACAGCCAAGAATACAGAGATATACTTGGTACTGGCGAAGAAGAAGGCGATTTACGCAATCTTATCAGCAAGTATCAAAATGAGATCGCTATTAACGATGCGATTCTTGCACAAGCAGAACGTGACGTTCCATACGATCCACAATACAGAAATAACACACACTTATACTTTGATCCTAGCGTACCGGATAAACCTACAATTGGTTTAGATTTTGGTGCAAGCGACGGACAACCACCGAATGGTCTAAGCATAGTTGGAAGCGGGTCAAGTTTCCCAACTAGTGGTGTAAATGATGGTGATTATTTCTTAAGAACTGATTTTACTCCTAATAGACTGTTTACTAAGTCTGGTAGTAGATGGATTAGAGTAAGCGATGATGCTCGCAGAACATGGGCGGCTGCTAACAGATTGCTTACTTCGTTCGTCAACAACGACAATTATACAATTAACAGTGACGGTGAGATTACTCCTGAAAAGACTAATCTCAGCAGAGTAGTAAAGCCAAAGACAGACAATTAAAGGAGTAACAAGATGGCAACAAAATTAACAGAGCATTTCACATTAGAAGAAATGACAACTTCACCTACAGCAAAAAAACTAGGTCTACCAAATACACCAACAGCAGAACACATTGAAAATATGCGTTATTGCTGTGAGAAGATTCTTGAACCAGTTCGCGCTCACTTTGGTAAGGCTGTAACAATTAACTCAAGTTATCGCAGTCCTGCTGTTAACAAAGCAGTTGGCGGTAGCACAACAAGTCAACACGTAAACGGTCAAGCAATTGATTTTGAAATTCAAGGTATTTCAAATAAAGTTGTAGCTGACTGGGTTGCTGACAACTTAGAATTTGACCAAGTTATTTTAGAGTTCTATGTTGAAGGTGACAAAAATTCAGGTTGGGTACATGCTAGTATTAAGAAAGAAGGCGGTAATCGTAAGCAAAAATTAATTGCTAAGAAAGACGGTTCTTCAACAAAATATGTACCAACAACAGACTTTGATCCAACAAATGCTTGGAAAGATCTCTAAGGAGCACACATGTCAGTTAAAATTTTACAAGAAAAAGTAGGTGCGGCAGCAGACGGTGCCTGGGGTCCGGGTACACTAAAGGCTGCACAAGCATTTTATAAGTTAAGCGATGCTAGAGCAGCTCACTTCTTTGCACAGTGCGCTCACGAGTCAGGTGGATTTAAAACATTCAACGAAAACCTAAACTATGGCGCACAAGGCTTGCTAGGTATCTTTAAGAAGTATTTCCCAGATGCCGCTACAGCCGCTAAGTATGAGCGTAAGCCAGAAATGATTGCTAACAAAGTTTATGGCGGCAGAATGGGTAACGGTGATGAAAAGAGCGGCGACGGTTATAAGTATCGCGGTCGTGGTGCTATCCAGTTGACTGGTAAGAGCAATTACCAAGCCTTTTCAACATATATCAAAGATCCAGAAGTAATGACTAATCCAGATGTTGTTGCTACTAAATATGCTTTTGAAAGTGCTATGTTCTTCTTTGAAACAAACAAGCTATGGGCTATTTGTGACAAGGGTGTAAACGATGCAGCCATACTAGAGCTTACAAAGCGCATTAATGGTGGTACACACGGCTTAGATGATCGTGCTGAAAAAACTAAAAAGTATGCTAGCTGGTTAGCATAAGGAAAACACCATGGCAGGCAAGAACTTAGATTACTGGTATGACGAACAGATAAAACGTTATCTGATTCAGATTGTCAGAGTATTTTCAAACTTTCAAGTAAGAGAATACACTAGTAACGGTGTGAAATATAACCGTGTGCCTGCACGTTATGGTGATTCTAGCAGACTTGTGGCGCACCTTATGCGTAACAATAGTGAAAATACGCTTAATAGTGCGCCACAAATTGCTGTTAGTATTCAAAGCATTCAGCCTGCTAGAGATAGAACTGCCGAACCGTTCTTAGTAGATACACAACAAGTAGCAGAGCGCGAGTTTGATACTGTTAATAATTCTTATACCAGTGAACAAGGTAATTTATATACTACACAGCGTTATATGCCTGTGCCGTATAATATGACTATTCAAGTAGATATTTGGACTACTAACACTGACACTAAACTGCAATTACTAGAACAGCTCTTTATTCTTTTCAATCCTAGTATTCAATTACAATCAAACAGCAACCCATTAGACTGGACTAGCGTATTTGAAATTGAACTTACTGATATTAACTGGAGTAGTCGTAGCATTCCGGCTGGAGTAGATGAAACTCTAGATATTGCTACAATGACTTTTAGTGTTCCTATTTGGATCAGTCCTCCAGCTAAAGTTAAACGTCAAACAATTATTCAACAAATTATTGCAGATATTCATAAAACAGACAACATTGCTGGGTTAGGATATGATCAAGCATATGCTGACTTTTTTGGCACTATACCCGATGAAGGCGAAGTTATTGTAACACCGGGAGATTACAGAGTTCTTATCAGCGGTGCTACTGCTACGTTGGTTAATTCTAGTGGTGTTGCTAAAATTTGGAGCGATGTTATCCAAATGCAAGGCGAATTGACTGCAACAAGTTTACTAAAACTTAATATTAGCAACGACAGTGACAGCGAAACTTCTATGATAGTTGGTTCAGTTGTTGCTAATCCTTTAAGCAACACTTCGTTAATTTTTAATTTAGACACTGATACACTGCCAACTGATACATTAAGTGAAGTAGATAAAATTATTGATCCTACATCGAGTAGCCCGGGAAGCGGTTTAGCTTCTGCTACACTAGGTCAGAGATATTTAATAACCGAAACAATTTCTGCTTCTGGGTATCCTACATGGAACGTAGATGCAAACGAAAATGATATAATTCAATACGACGGTTCAAACTGGACTGTGGTATTTGACTCGCAAGCTGTAACAACAATACAGTATGTAACCAACGACTTTACATCAAAACAATACAAGTGGACCGGTAGTTCATGGATAAGTAGTTACGAAGGTGAATACAATCCTGGATACTGGAGACTTGTACTTTAATGACAACAGCCGCTGGCGTAGTATTTTTAGCAAAAGACACAGGTCGTTGCTTACTACAATTACGTAACTCTGATAAGAGATTTAAAAACACTTGGGGATTTTGGGGCGGCCTTATTGAAAAGGGCGAAACAGTTTACGAGTGTATTCAGCGTGAGCTTACTGAAGAAATAGGTTTTGTACCTGAACTTGCTAAACTAAATCCTATAGACGTTTATCAAAGCAAGGATCAAAAGTTTTACTACTACAGTTTTGTTTATGTAGTTGAAAAAGAATTTAGTCCTGTATTAAATGTTGAAAGTGCAGGATATGCATGGGTAAACATAGGAGTATGGCCACAACCATTACACAACGGTGCAAGGTTAACATTAAACAAAAACGGTGGAACAGAGAAACTACACACTATTCTTAAAATCCATAAAGAATAAATAGTGTAATGAGTGATGTCGTAGACTTCGTTTTATTAAGAATACAAAACGAATTAGAAAAATATAAAAAATCAAAAACTATACCCTTTGATTTATTAGAGGGTGCGTACTCAATTGACGACATTAAGCAAGGATACTACGATAAACTTACGACAAAATATCAAAAAATTGCCGATAGTTTAATAAAAGATTACGAACAAAAAATATTAAATAATCTCGATAGCTTAAAAATTGCGCTGAGAAAAGACTACACTAGTACTATAACTCAACTCGAAACAGAAAAAGCTGACTTTAAATTTCCATCGGTACTAATCAAGTATCGTCCGAACATTAATCCGGTAAGAGCAATATTTTACGAAATCAGAGAAATAACAAGAAGCTACAATATTGAGAATGAATACCATGCGTGGCTATTATCGTTATTGCAGAATGCAGAGTATAATAACAAAGTTATAGATGCCTTAAGCATAGACATAAGAAGATTAGAAAAGGTAGTAAGTAGATATTACTTGCCTTTAATTAAGTATACAGACAGTATACCTTTAGAGTTATTTCACGCTAGACAACTAATCAAAGATTTTCGTCACTATAAAAATGCGTTTATATCTTTAAAGGCTTGGGATCCTGAATCGTAAAAGGTATAAACATTCTTTCAGCAAAATCTAAATCATTATTCTTTGCACGTTCATATACTTCTTTAGCATAATTAAAATTTGCAGTTGTTACTAATAATCTATCATCAGCAACTACTGCAAATCTAGTACCTTGTCTATTACTTTCTAGTGTGATCATTTTGATGTGGCTCTGTAGATGCCATCCCAGTTTTTGGGAGGACTTGCTTTAAACTCATGTATACGAGTTCTCATTGCTTCGTAGTACTGAGTCAATTCACCCTTCCAACTGTGTCTCATGTCTGTGGCTAGTTTGTATGCTGTGTTCCAATCGCCTGTGCGATATGCTTTTAAAAATTCCTTGTGTACTCTTTCGTCGGCAGCATCAAATTCTTCTAGCACTGTAAAAATTTGTGCTGGTTCTGTTTTGCCTTTTACTGCGAGTAAATCGAGCTCAACAACTTGGTATGCTTCTCGCACATACTCAGCCGTTTTTGGTCCGATGATGATTTTGACACCGTAGGGCTTGGATTGACCTTCGAGGCGACTAGCAAGATTAACGCCATCGCCAAGACAGGTATAGTCAAAACGCTGATCACTGCCCATATTGCCAACAACCACAGTGTCAGTATTGATACCGAGACCCATACCAAAAGCTGGTACACCTTCTGCCTTAATTTCTGCATTGAATTCCTCTAATGATTTTAACATTTGAAATGCAGTACGTACTGCATCTTTTGCGTGTTGTGGATTATTAACTGGTGCGTTCCAGAATGCCATCTGTGCGTCACCGATATACTTGTCTAGCGTACCCCTGTTCTCAAGGATAGCCCTAGTCATAGCAGTCATGTAACGATTCATAATGCTTGTTAAGCCTTGAACGTCTTTGCCATAGTGTTCGCTGATAGTTGTAAAGCCGCGAACGTCAGTAAACATAATTGACAGCTCTTGTTCTGTGCCACCTAGCTTTAGTAGTTCTGGTTGACGCTGTAGCTGTGCTACTAGGTCTGGACTTAAGTAAGTACCAAACTGCTTTTTAATTTGTTGCTTCTGTAAGAACTCGCTTACAAACTTAACGCCATAAACGTGCAGGGCAACAAGAATAAGGCCCAAAGCAGTTGCCGTTGCGTCTGTGAGCATGTTGTGGTTAATAAACAGCCAATAAGAGCCACCAACACTGGCAGCGATCCCAACAACAGTTGTAGAAAGACCGACATATGTCCACCTTGATAAGAAAATAATAATTAAGCCCAATGCAAGCAATGCGGCAATTTCTGCAAAGTCTGCATAGTCTGGGCGTTGAATGTTAACGCCATTAAACATAGTACCAACTACTGCGGCTTGTAGTTCATGTGGATGAACTGGACCTAATGCTGTAGGCACTGGGTTGCTAATACCTGCTGCCGTTGGACTTACAATAACAACAGCACCTCTGAAGTCTTTGGGCAAGTCAGCTAAACTGATGCTGTGTGACTTTTGACTCCAGTCAATCCATACACGGCCTAAACTGTCTGTGGTAACTGGACCAAACTGAGGTATACGCATCTTTTCAACACCAAGTTCGTTTAGCTTGATTTGAAAGCTAGGATCGCCTGCTACTACTCGCAGTACTTCTAAACTTAGTGCTGGATATAATGTTCCGTCTACACTGGCTACTAATGGTACGCGACGATTAACACCGTCAATCTCTGGTAATGTATTAACTGTACCTGTACCGATTGCTAGTCCTTCGTAGTTGGGCAAGTTAGCAATGATACCGGGATATTGAATTACTGTATCTAGGTACTCTGGACCTAGGATTGCGGCACCAGTTTCGCGAGGATTATTTTTTGACTTGTCCGATGGCACGTTTGGTAGTATAACTGGATACTGTAGCATTGCTGCTTCCATAGCCTTGTCGCCTTTGAAGCGATCTGGCTCTGCCATTAACACATTAAACACAACAAGGCCGGCGCCTCTGCTATATAAATCTTTTACTATGCCTGCATACTGATCACGTGGGAAAGGCCATTGTCCATATTTGCTTAGTGCGGCTTCATCAATGTTCACAGTGTAAACATTATTTTGCACAGGTGGCTTGCTGGTAATAAGTGTATCAAAATATCTTAAGCGTACACTTTCAACAAAGCTAGGATCTAGTGCTCTGATGCCTACAATTAAAATTAGTGTGAGTAGTGCAGTCCATGGACTTAGTAAAATTTTCTTTAGCATGTTATTGTCCTTGTGTTACTGTGATTGTACCGCATCCTCCAGTTGTTGCACATGAATGTGCAATTGAATAGAAGTTTTGTGTACTGCCACTTTGTGTCAATTCGAAACTTGTTGGGTTTCCGCTAAGGCTGACTGCGGCCATATGATTGCCGCTGCCTTGTTGGATAATAGCAACAGATTTGTTACCACCGCTCAAAGATAGATCTAGGTAATGATTACCATTATCTTTTTGCTGAATATTTATCGTATTGTTATTGTTTGCTACTGTAGCAAAGATTCCTTTTGCGCCGGCGGTGCCAGTTTGACTTAGCGTTAAACTATTACTACTACCGTTTACTGTAATATCCATGTAATTTGTTGCCGCATTACTTGTACCGCTTTGTGTTGCAGTGGTTGTATTATTATTACCATTACTGTAATACTTAAAGTAATTTTCTCTAGTGCCACTTTGTGTTACAGTAATACTATTGCTAGAACCAATTTGCTCAATGATTACTTTAGAATCTTTTACGGTTCTAGAACTAAAGGTATTAACTTTGGTAGTATTTGTTGCACTAGCATTAAATGATGTATCAGTACCACCACAGCAATAAGTTGGACCTGTTGGGGGTGGAGCTGGTGGGGGTGGAGCAGTACTACCGGCGTTTGGAGCAACAGATGTAAACTCTTGTCCGTTAAGTTGAGTAGTACCTATGATTTCGTCAATGAACAGTATTGGACTTAGTGCTGTGTCGCCTAAGTTAAAAGATATAAATGATAGGTCATAAGTTCCTGTAACGGTTACAGTAATAACTATCTGCTGCCAACCAGTTGAACCATAGCTGCCAGTTGAATAGTTACCAGTTCCAGGATTAGTAAAACCTAGCAGTGCATATTTTTGTTGACCGTTAACTGTTACTGGGCCAGCTGGGCCTGTTACTACAACCATTGAACCGTCATTGTATGGAGTATAGTCTGTACTCACATAGTTCCAGGCATAGGTATAAGTTTTACCTGCTTCTAGTACTACACTGCGTCTTGCGTATGAAGCGTTAGTTGGGTACATGTTGCCGTTTTGGTATATGGTATTTTTAATTGAAGTAGTTTCTGCACTGGTAAAACCAAGTGTTGACATTGAGGTGTCAAATGAAGGAGAACCATTACC